TCACCATGTACAACAACTACAACGGCAAGTACAACACTGTCGAGTTGCGCATCTTCCGTGCGTCACTCAAGAAGGAACGACTGCTTGCACAGATCGAGTTCACTCATGCGTCTGTCATGTTCTGCCGTGTCGCATCGTGGCGTGATCTCAATGGTGCATCGTTCATCAAGTGGCTCAAGTCTGTGGCTGGTCAGTATCCTGCGCTCGTCAAGTGGTACGGCGTGCGCAATGTACATACATCTGTGCCGACTGTCATAGCGCCAGCCGAGGTGACTTGTACTGATGCTGTGCCTCCTGCACCATGGACTCCCGATGCTATGACTCAGCGACATGACCATCACTATCCGTTCGACATACCCTACGACACGGATCACGCCACGCTACGGCAGTGGGCGGGGCGCAACCACCTGACCTACAGGTTCGCAACCTATGCAGGCGCTGAGTATTTGTACTTCCCGTACGGCTACTCGCTAGACCGCATCAGTAGCGGTGATGTGGTGTATCAGCGTGTAGCTGACCAGTGGGTGTTACAAGGCGAGTCATACGCTGGCATCCTTGCTGACTGTTCATACACAGCAACGGCTTAACAATCAACAACAACAACCATCGGGGAACTTGTTCCCCATTCTTTTATCTCAAGGAGTTTATTATGTGTCTCATTATTACTGGCAAGTCTTCCAAAGTTCGTTCAACTCTGCTCGATACACACGGGCTACTGAGCGACATCTTCACATCCAATCCTGACGGCATTGGCTTTATGTATGGCTCTGCCAAGGGACTCAAGGTCACCAAGACCTTACCCAAGAATCTTGGCGATGCTACTGCATTCATTCAGCGCCTACCGCAAGACGATCGTGAGATTGCCATTCACTTCCGCTGGACTACACACGGCAAGACCGATATGCTCAACTGCCATCCCTATGATGTGATCCCTGGCTTCATCGCCATGATGCACAACGGCGTACTGCATACAGGCAATGCCGCTGACAAGTCCAAGTCAGACACATGGCACTTCATCAAGGACTACTTGCACAGCGCTGTGTCCTCTGCCCCTGACCTTGTGTACGACAAGGGCTTCGTGTCTATGATGGAGGAGTTCATCGGCAACAATCGCTTCGTGTTCATGAATGGCGAGGGTCGTATGCAGCATGTCAACTTCGATCAGGGCATCGAGCATGACGATATGTGGTTCAGCAATACCTACGCTTGGACTCCATCGCGTCTTATACCCAGCTACAAAAGCACGACTGCGCTCAAGTCGTACAAGTACACGAGTGGCTACGGCAACTACATGGATGATGAGTACGACGAGATGTACGACTACAACGCAAGCTTTGGCATCTATCCACGCAAGGCTAGCGCACACAGCGCCAACTACGACGAGTCCTCCTACGAGTTCCCCGATGCCGATGCTGATGAGGATGGCTTTGTGCGCCCTGAAGCTGATGAGATTGCCAATGCGGTGCTGGAGGCTGATGTGGACAGCATCGAGGTCTGGCTTGACCAGATGCCTGCGTACACGCTGACTACGCTACTGCACTGCTTCCAAGCGTCTGCGCTTAGCTACTCGCATCGTGATGACTTGTGCTTTGCCGAGCAAGGCATATACGATATGCTGGTGGAGGGCGATGCGTCTGGTCTTATCAGTGCCGCGACCAAGTCGTTCCACACAGTCACAGCTATCGCTGAGGTCATCTGCTACTACCTGCAATGGGATGTACGCAAGCCTGCAGTCTTCAAGCCAACTTTGCCTGCTCTGTTGACTTGATTCGTAGTGGGGGCTTGCCCCCACATTTTTAACCCAAGGAGAAATGAAATGAAATTAGATGATTTGTTGGAAGAAGTAGAGCACCTCAGCGCAAAGCTTGATGTATATGTGTGGGTGGATGGCGAGCGCTATCCAATCAACTATGTAGACAAGAGCTTCATACGAGAAGGCTTCATTGAATTGAATGCCTCTGTTGATCCACCTTTCTTGCCATCACCCGAGGAGTATGCGTTCTTGTCTTCGTACTGCCGTAACGTAGCGCAAGCTACGGACACAGAAGTGTTTTTCTTCCTCGAGCACAGGAAGGATGCGTCGATCAACAAAGACAGCTTCCACTGGTGGGCAGGCGTTGAAGACGCGTGGCTCATGTGGCAAGACGCTAAGAAATTTTTACAAGAAGAAGACGCTAAGAAATTTACACAAGGAGAAAGCAAATGAAAGTATCTGACACCATTGCGCTACACCTGCGCTGTATCGAGGGCGACCTACGGGACTACCTCATGAACCCTGCCGAGTACAGGGTTGACCACATCGAGGACGTCCATGTCCTATTGCTGGAGGTTATGTACCGCTTGGGCATCGAGCCTACATCTGAGGAAGGAGAGGAAGAATGATGACTGGATGGGAGAAACTAGAGCGAGTAGTACTTTTGGTAGCAATAATGATACTTATTGCCGATTTAATTTACTGGCGCCCCTATTGACAACTGTCTACTCTTGGACAAATAATATTCACTCAAGGAGAAAATAATGAAACCCATACCCTACGACACAGGGAAGGTCAAGATCGGCCTTCTCTACACTCCCCCACCCCCTAGACCTACGCCCGAAGAAGAGTGGACGCAGGACATCCTGCTCGGGGGCAGCCACGGCATCTCAGACCTGATGCTCACCACCATTCAATCCCTTGCAGCAATCGCTGTCATTGTTCTCGTCATGGTACTACTTGGAGGAAACTAAAAATGCCTGACATTCAAACCGCTTTTAAAACCGCACTTAGCCGCACCTTACAACAATGGGACGATGACGATGGGAAACAAGTTCCCCAACCTTCTCCTACTATCAACACTACTATCAACAACTCTGTACCGCAACCTTCTCAAAACATTCAGGGAATTCCCATGACCAAAGCATTCAACGTAACAAACAACGTATCCCGAGCAACCTTCAACTACGTCAGAGACAACCCCGGCTCTACGCGTAAGGAGATCATCAAAGCACTTGAGCACGAAGGCTTTGCCGCAGGGTCAGTATCTAGTTTGATTGCGCAGATGGTACGTAACAAACTGGTTCACGTAACCAACGACCTGTACTACGCAGACGCAACAGAATACCGCCCACTCAAGTCGCTTAAGGCAATTAAAAAGCTGGAAGCCAAAGCCGAACCAAAGCCCAAGCGCAAGTACACTAAACGCACAGACGCGGGCGTAACAGGCATCGGTGCGTTGCTACGCGAGAAGCTGGAAGCTGCGCCTGACAGAGCCGTTGTGCATGCCGATATTGAAGCGCCCAAGCGCCTGATCTCGCTCGTACGCAACCGCACACCCGAGAGCATCATCGACAACATGACTGTGTATCAGGCGCGTGAGTTATACGATCACTTGAAGAAATTGTTTGGAGGTTAATATGAAAGACTTGCACATCACTATGTACACCAAGGCTAACTGCCCAAACTGCGTGACAGCCAAGCTCGTGCTAGATAGCGCAGGGCTGAAGTACGCTGACGTTGACATCGAGGTGGGCGACCGCTTGGGTAACTTGCTCAAAGAGTTCCCTGATGCTCGTCAGATGCCACAGATATTTATCAACGACCAACGCGTAGGCGGTGTGGCGGGACTGCAAGCAGCGCTGAAACAACTGGGGGTGCAAGCATGAAGGCACTCAACCCATGGGAAGAACTCGCGCAAGTACAACGGCCAAGTATCTTCATGCAAGACCAGTACTTCCGCGCACGTAACCCAAGCAACCAGATCAAAAAGGAAGCCGATCTTGGATACAAACAGTTCGGCGTGTACACCCGCGCCAAAGAAAGACAACCCAACAAGCATGAAGGAGTACTTGTACATGCCACGCCCAAAGCCCCCCGCCCCCCTAAAGGTACGATACGTACGTTTAAGTGACAAGCAGTGGATGATTCTTCAACAACTCGGCGGTCTTGATTGGTTGCGTGAGTTGCTGGAGAAGAAGGCTCCCATGCCCAAGCAGTTCTACGACAAAGAGCTTGAGCGTTTGCAGCACCCTGCTGACGCTGTATTTTTAAAACGTAAACAAGGAGAAATCAATGACTAGCGCTAATCAAATGCAGGTAGCGGGTACTCACTACAAGAGTAAAGCTATCCAACCATGGGACTACATCGTCTCGAATAACCTTGGCTATCTCGAAGGCAACATAGTAAAGTATGTGTCCCGTTGGAAAGACAAGGGCGGTGTTGATGACTTGAAGAAGGCACAGCACTACTTAACCAAACTCATAGAAACACAGGAGAAGTGACATGACCAAGGACATTCAAGAGACACGCGACCTCAACAACAAGAGGGCGCAAGTGGAAGCCGCAGTAGAAATACTCAAGACCGCCATGGGCAAACAGAAGGTGGACATCGGTATGTCTGCCCTCATGAGCTACATGTGCATGCTGGCGTATCACAACGGCTACCCGCTTGAGAAGCTGTTCGCTTACATGACAACTCTGTACGAGATGCACGGATCAAAAGACAAATGAGCACAACCCCCGAATCCAAAGTCAAGAAGCGCGTGCGTGAGATGCTCGATGCGCTAGGTATCTATCACTTCATGCCACCAGCCAATGGCTTTGGTCGGGCGGGTATTCCGGACATCATCGCCTGCATGGACGGACACTTCATTGCGATCGAGTGCAAGGCAGGCAAGGGCACAACCACGGCTCTGCAAGACCGCGAACTCGATCGCATACATAACGCAGGTGGAACAACATACATTGCACGGGAGAGCAACATAGATGAACTACAACAAATACTCAAGGAGAAAAGAAGTGGCCTTTGAAGACATGATGACACAGGAGGAACTTGAGCGCCGAGTCCACGCTATGTCAGACGAAGAGCAGGCACATTTCAAACTGCTCATACATAAACTAGTGATGTGCTACGGCGAAGGCAAAGCCCAAGGCGTGGTCATCATTGGTCGAGCCGAAGATGCGTTCGCAGGGGTCGTTACCCTGAACTGTGACGAGATGGAGGCGTCGCAACTCATGTTGGCGGCAAACGATTTTTTCGGCTTTTTAAATCTCCTCGACGCACCACCCAAGGAGAACTTTAATTGAGCGCACCATATAAACAGATCATCACGATCGACTTCGAGACTTACTGGGATACCAAGGAAGGTTACACGCTAACCAAGATGACAACAGAGGAGTACATACGTGACCCACGATTTAAAGCCTTTGGAGCCTGCGTACATGAATATGGAAGTGCTGAACCTATTCGATGGTTTGGAGACGCAGAGCTACGTGAATACCTTGATGGGGTTGACTGGGGACGAACCGCAGTGCTTGCCCATAACGCACAGTTCGATGTATCAATTATGGAGTGGAAGTACGACGCCCACCCATGTTTCATCTTCGACACGTTATCAATGGCGCGAGCTTTGCGTGGCGTGGAAGTTGGAAATTCACTCGCCAAGCTCGCCCGAGATTTCGGATTACCCGAGAAAGGGACAGCTGTTCATTCAACTAACGGAGTTCACAAGCTGGACGCCACGCTCGAAAGAGAACTCGCTGAGTACTGCAAACATGATGTGTTTCTGTGCGAGGAAATATTCACAAGGCTGGTTGCTACCTATCCATCGAAGGAGCTAAGACTCGTCGACATGACCCTGAAGATGTACACCCGTGCGTGCCTACAGCTTGACCCCAACATGCTGACCGACGCCATACTAGATGAAAAGGAAAAACGTGAAGCCCTACTACAGAAGCTCGGCGTGGACGAAACTGCGCTTGCGTCGAACCCACAGTTTGCGGCGCTACTCACAGCCCTCAGTGTGGTTCCCCCAACAAAAGTCAGTAAAACTACCGGGAAAGAAACACTTGCGCTGGCTAAGAATGATGCCCTATTTCAGGCGTTGCTCAACGGTGAACGTGAAGACGTTGCCCTTCTTTGTGAGGCGCGTCTTAAAGTTAAATCCACCACAGAACGTACCCGTGCTCAGCGGTTTCTCGACATTAGTAAACGCGGCGCCTTACCAGTCCCTCTCTCGTACTATGGTGCGCAGACGGGTCGTTGGACAGCAAGCAAAGGCTCGGCCATCAACATGCAAAACCTCAAGCGAGGCTCGTTCCTACGCAAAGCAATTATGGCTCCCGATGGTCACCAACTCGTTGTCGGGGACTTATCACAGATTGAACCGCGAGTACTCGCGTGGCTTTCTGATTACACAGACATGCTTGACATCTTCAGGTCGGGTGGTGACCCTTACGCCGCGTTCGGCGCTCAGATGTTCAACATACCCGGACTTAGTAAGGAGTCTCACCCTGACCTACGGCAGTCTGCGAAAAGTGCGCTCTTGGGATGTGGATACGGACTTGGTTGGGCGGCGTTTGCCTCGCAGCTACTCACAGGGTTCCTCGGGGCGCCTCCACAGCGTTACGACTTGGGCTTTGCGAAGAAACTCGGTGTTACCCAACAGGCGGCGCAGAAGTTTCTTGAGTGGGAAGTAAACGTCGAGAAGCTTCAAGCCATACCGCACACCTGTACAACCAAGGAGCTAGTCATCCATTGTCTCGCGGCCAAGGCCATCATCGACAAGTACAGGGCTACAGCTACGCCTGTGGTGGAGTTCTGGGACTTGAACACCCAGCTTATCGGCGAGTGTCTGTACAAGGGCAAGACGTACAAGCACAAGTGTTTGACGTACCGCAAGGGCGAGATCGAGCTGCCCTCTGGCATGAAGCTGTTGTATCCTGACCTCAACATCAGGCGCTACAAGGACGAGAAAACAAATAAAGATCAAATGGAGTGGACATACGGGCCAGATCGTACTAAGATATACGCAGGAAAAATAACCAACAATGTCACGCAGGGCGTAGCGAGATGCGTGATGACTGATGGGATGGTGCGTACTGCAAAGAGATACTTTGTAGCGGGAACAGTGCATGACGAGCAGATCGTTGTGGTGCCCGATGCAGAAGTAGCTGAAGCTAAGACTTGGGTCTTGGCTCAGATGACTATGGAGCCGCCTTATATGCCGGGCATTCCATTGGACGCTGACGGTGGCGCACATCGTCGTTATGGGTTAGCTAAAAACTAGGAGAAGCAATATTGAGATTACCAACAAAAATTAGAGTCGGTAGAAACTGGTACAGCGTGGAGGTCATTGAGGCCATGATCGATAAGAACTACATGGGGCGTGTGCACTACGACGCGCAACACATTCGTATCGGTACACGCAACCACGCAGGCAAACCTTTCTCAAAGCACGAAGTCGGTGACACATTCTGGCATGAGCTTACGCATGCAATCCTGCATGACATGGACAGCCCCTTGTATCGTGACGAGCGTTTTGTATCCGCGTTTGCATCACGGCTTAACAAAGCCATTAACACAGCGAAGTTCGAATGAAAAAACCAGCATGGTCACACAGCAGTCTCAAAGATTTTGAAGGCTGCCAGCGCAGGTATCACGAGGTCAAGGTCTTAAAGAAGTACCCCTTCCAAGAGACTGAGGCCACGCGTTACGGCAATCAGGTACATCAGGCTATCGAGGATTACATCCGAGATCAAAAGCCTATACCGCCTGAGTACGAGCAGTTCAAGCCTGTGGTGGACGCCATGCTCAAGAAGCCCGGCAGAAAGTTAGCAGAGTACGAGATGGCGCTACGCGCTGACCTTACGCCTACTAACTGGAAGGCACCCGATGTTTGGGTGCGGGGCATCGCTGACATTCTGATCGTTGATGACGACAACCTTACGGCGTGGGTGGGAGACTGGAAGACTGGCAACAACAAGTACCCCGACAGGGATCAGCTTGTGCTCATGTCGCTCATGGTGTTCCAGCACTTTCCCCACATCCGCAAAGTTAACTCTGCGTTGCTGTTCATCGTCAAAAATGATATGGTCAAGATGCAGATGACACGCGATCAAGCCGAAGCCTTTTGGTGGAAGTATCGTGAGCGTACTGCGCGTCTTGAAGCATGCTTTGAGAACGATGTATGGAACCCCAATCAAACCCCACTCTGCGGATGGTGTCAGGTCACCGGATGCGAGTTCAACCCTAAGCATTAGGAGATAGACATGGTAGAAGCATCACCAGTAGAAGTTAGGAACGCTAAGTTCTGGATCAACGAAGGCTTTGCACGCCCACGTAAGACCATGAACAAGACCATCTCAAGCTATGGCTTGAAGCATTTAGCGGAGCGACAAGTTGGCTCATACATCAGCAATGAAGCACTGATCCAAGCAATGATTGAGTCTGGGTTTCGTGCAGAGCGGATTCGTGATACTCCCAACTACTTCTTCAACGTCAAACTGACAGAGGTCTAATCATGGCAACACGTAACTATCGGTCAGAGTACGATAACTACCAAGGCAAGCCCGATCAAGTCAAGAAGCGAGCAGAGCGCGTTAAGGCTCGTCGCATGATGGAGAAAACGGGCGCTGCCACCAAGGGCGACGGCAAAGATGTGGATCACATCAAGCCCATGCGCTCAGGCGGTACATCAGCCAAAGGTAACTTGCGTATGCGTAGCAAATCTGCCAACAGAGCAGACAATAAATAATCCTCGGAGAAGCAATGGAAATCGTAGAAGACAGAGCACTTATCTTACGAACAAGGAACCCGCACAAATACTCAATCATCCCTAAGAGCAAAGCCATGCCCCGTGCAGACGGTGGCTACGACGTTGCTGTGTATTGGGGACTTGACGAAGCGCGGGTCTTGCGTAATCTAGGTGTGAAGGATGTACCATCGCCAATCACGAGGCGCTACGACTGGCCGGGTCGTTACAAACCAATGGCTCACCAGATCGAGACGGCAGCGTTCCTGACGATGTACAGGAGAGCATTCGTGTTCTCCGAACCCGGCACAGGCAAGACGCTGTCTGCCCTCTGGGCGGCTGACTATCTGATGAAGCTACGCAAGGTGCGTAGGGTTTTGATTCTGTGCCCCTTGTCGATCATGCACAGCGCGTGGATGGGTGATATCAACAACAGTGTGATACATCGCTCTGCCGTTATCGCGCACCATGCACAGGCTAGTCGCCGCATCGAGATGATTCAGCGTGACTACGAGATCGTCATCACTAACTACGAAGGTCTTAACCTGATCGCCGAAGAGGTGAAGAACGATGGCCGCTTTGATCTTGTGATTGTTGACGAAGCCAATGCGTACAAGACACCAACGACACGTCGCTGGAAGTCACTCAACTCTATCCTTACACCGAACACATACCTGTGGATGATGACGGGCACCCCTGCCTCACAGTCACCAGTGGATGCGTATGGCTTGGCCAAGTTGGTGAACCCCGAGGGCGTGCCGAAGTTCTTTACGGCATGGCGCGATCAAGTGATGAACAAGGTTACGATGTTCAAGTGGGCGCCCAAGCTCGATGCCAAAGAGAAAGTACACGAGGCACTACAGCCTGCGATACGCTTTACCAAAGCACAGTGCCTTGACTTGCCGCCCGTCATCACCATGACTCGTGAGGTTGCGCTGACCCCACAGCAAGCCAAGTACTACAACATGCTCAAAGACCGCATGCTGGTGCAAGCCGCAGGCGAGACCATCACGGCAGTCAATGCCGCCGCTGGCGTATCCAAGCTGTTGCAGATCAGTTGCGGTGCGGCGTACACCGATGACAAGGAAGTGGTTGAGTTCGACTCAGCGCCACGCTTGGCGGTGCTGGAAGAAATCTTGGAGGAGACTGATCGCAAGGTCATCATCTTCGCCTTGTTCCGAAGCACCATCGACACCATCAGTACGTACCTTACCAAGAAGGGTATCGTCAACGAGTGCATCCACGGCGACGTAACGCCAAGCAAGCGTGGTCAGACGATTAACCGCTTCCAAACAGAAGCAGACCCTCGGGTCTTGGTCATGCAGCCTGCGGCCTCTGCGCACGGCATCACGCTGACAGCCGCTGATACGGTGGTGTTCTACGGGCCACTCATGTCTGTTGAGCAGTACATCCAGTGCTGTGCGCGTGCTGACCGCAAGGGGCAGGACTCAGACAAAGTTACTGTGATTCACATTCAGAGTAGCCCGATTGAGAAGAAGATGTTTAGTGCGTTGGCAGGGAAAGTTAGCGATAACTTACTTTTGACCGACATGTTTGAAACTGAAATTAAATCGTGAAAGGGGGTTGCAACGCTAGAAATTACATGTAAACTGTCCAACCTTAGACAATAATTAAACCGGAGAAGCAAATGTCAGAAGACTCAGTACCGCTAGACAAACTAGCAAAAATCTACCGCAAACTGCGTAGTAAGATTGCCGACCTGACCCAAGAGTACGACACGCAAGTCGAAGTGCTCAAGGCGCAACAGGAAGAAATCAAGAACGCAATGAAAGACCAGATGAAAGCGCTTGGCGTTACATCTGTACGAACTCCAGAAGGCACCGTGGTGCTGTCTGTGAAGACGCGTTATTCCACCCAAGACTGGGACGAATTCAAGAAGTTCGTCATAGCCCACGAAGCTATCGAGCTTTTGGAGAAGCGCATCGCTCAGACAAACATGAAGCAGTTCTTGGACGAAAACCCCGGGGTCGTACCGCCCGGCCTCAACTCAGCATCTGAGTACGACATCTCTGTACGCAAACCTACTTAATTGGAAATCAAAATGAGCAACATCGCAATGTTCAACCCCTCAAATGTGCCAGCCTTCGCTAAGAACGCGGCTCTGTCTGCAACTACTTTGGCCTTGGCCGGTGGCGTACCTGCCGCTGGTGGCATGAAGCGCGTCTCCATCAAGGGTGGCGTGTTCCGTTTGCTGTCTGGTGGCAAGGAGATCGCATCGATCGAAGACCGCCACTTGGATGTCATCGTGGTTAAGGCTGCCCCCAAGGTCAGCCGTATCTTCTACGCAGGCTCCTACGACAAGGATGCCGCCGCTACTGCGCCTGACTGCACATCCAACGATGGTGAGAAGCCCGATGCAGGCGTGCGCAACAAGCAGTCTTCTAGCTGTGCTACATGCCCACAAAACATCGCAGGCTCAGGCAACGGCAACAGCCGTGCTTGCCGCTACCAACAGCGCTTGGCTGTGGTGTTGGCCAACAACCCCGATGGCGACGTGTTGCAGTTGACCCTGCCAGCTACGTCCATTTTCGGCAAAGAAGAAGGCGACAAGCGCCCCTTGCAGGCATACGCCCGTGCTATGGCGGCTCAGACTCCTCCAGTCAACTTGGACTCCATCGTGACCCGCATGAAGTTCGACACCAAGGCTGAGTCACCCAAGCTGATCTTCGCCCCTGTGCGTTGGTTGACTGATGACGAGTTCGAGATTGTGCAGACACAAAGCACTTCCAAGGATGCTGAGAAGGCTATCTCGTCTACCCCTGCCGCGGCTGATGGCGTTACTGCTCCTGCTCCTTTGGCTATCGAAGGCAAGCGCCCTGTAGCCAAGCCCATGGGCGAGATGATGGACGAAGATGAAGCCGAAGCTATGGCGGAAGTCAAAGCCAAGCCTAAGAAAGCCAAGGCTGTTGAAGTCGAGGCTGAGGAAGAGCCAGAAGTGCGCAAGGCTCCTGCCAAGGTTGAAGCCGCCCCAGCTAAGAAGAACAAGCTGGCCGACATCGTTGCTGATTGGGACGATGAGTAACTGAATCGGGGGGAAAGCCTGTGCTGTGCCAGAGTCAGGTCTATTGGTGACATGACTAAAGAGTTTCAAGGGCTGTCATGAGCAATGCTTGGAACTCCGTGAGTTCGAATCTCACCAGTGCAGCGAGTACCCCCACCCAAACTATGGCCTACTCACAAAAAATCATTGACGAAGTAGCTAAGACTCCCAAGTCTCTGGGCAACCAGCTTGGGCGTTGGGCGATCCATCTTGACTTCCCTGTCACGAAGATTGCCTATGCTCTCGGCGTCTCTCGGCAGACGGTTTACAACTGGTTCACAGGCACGGAAGTGTTCGTGGCCTATCGTAACCGCGTCGAATTCTTAACTCACATAATGAAGACCTCGCGCACAGCAGACGAGGCATGGAGAAAAATATGTACGGAATACAACCTCGATCCCTCACCACGCAAGAACTGATTCGCTTCAGCGCTGAACTGATGGAACTGCCAGCAGGCATGCCCAAGGCTTGGCAACACGAAGTCCTCAGACGCTTGACTGTGATGGCTCCTCCTGATGAAGCCTTGACCGCAGACGCACGCCAACTCGAACTCTTCTAACCCGCAAGGACTCCCATGACTCCGCTTGAGTTTTTAGCGGTTGTTCTGCCGCCGCCAGAATTTGGTCGGTACTGCGTAGCAGAATTTACAAAGAAGAAAGAGCACGTCTTTGTTAACGCGCTTGATCAAACAACAGCGCCAATTAAAACTTGGCACGACAACAAGTACGACGTTTACTTTGCCCTGTCTACCTTTGGCGAAGAAGACAACCGTACTGCCGCAAACGCAAGGTATGTGAAAGCCCTGTTCATTGACATGGACGGCTACGCATCGAAGAAAGATGCTGCCCTTGCGCTCAATGCGTTCTTGGATAAGACAGGGCTAGGCGCTTTGGGTACGCCTTATGTGGTGGGTTCTGGTGGCGGTTTGCACTGCTACTGGCCGCTACTTACTGCCGTGCCTATCGACACATGGAAGCCTGTTGCCGAGAACTTTAAACGCCTGTGCAAGCAGGAAGAACTGGCGATTGACATGACTGTGACAGCTGATGCCGCCCGAGTTTTCCGTGTGCCTGACACAACCAACTTCAAGAAGAAGTACGCAACGCCGCGCCCTGTGCGCATACTGACTGAGGGCGATGTGTTCAGCTTCGAGGGGTTGGCAACAATCATTAGAGAAAAGCTCACAGGCTCAATCTATGAGCCTATGGCTACGCCATCCTTGGACTTGCCCGGACAGCGTCCAGCAAAGGCAACGCCCACGGCTACGTCAGTCAAGCTCTACGAGAACAGCATCACCAAGTTCAAACCGATTTGGTTGGCTACGCAGAACGACCGCGGTTGTGGTCAGTTGGCGAACTACGTCGAGCATGCAACCGAAGAAGGCATGGAGCCGATCTGGAGGGGCTTGCTGTCATGGGCGAAGGTTTGTGAAGACGGCAACAAGGCGGCTGTGTGGCTGAGCAAGATGCATCCGTACGAGCCAGAGCGTATGAACCAGAAGCTGCAAAGCATCAAGGGTCCGTACCCCTGCGTCAAGATGGACAGCGAAAACCCTGGCATCTGCCCTAACTGCACGCATTGGGGCAAGATCACCAACCCCTTGATCTTGGGGCGCGAGTTGTCTGTCGAGGTGGAAGAGAAAGAAATCGAGGTCAAGCTCACCAGCGATAGCGCTGTGACTGCGAAAGAAGTCGTCAAGGTCATGCGCCCAACACCGCCAAGGGGTTATGCCTACGGCACGAACGGCGGCATCTTCATGGAGCGCACAGTAGAAGACGACGAGGGCGTCAAGTCCAAGAAGCAAGTCATGCTGTTGCCTTACGAGTTGTTCGTTGTGGACATCCTCAACAGCAACAACGACCACACCGTGCACATGATTGCGCTCAGGCCGGAAGGTGCGATCAACGTAACCATGCCGCAGAAGGCTGTGGTTAGCAAAGACGAGACAGTCAAAGCACTGGCTAGTCAAAACATCGTGGCCGCTTTTGGCCACAACAACGACAAAAACCTATTTGAATATGTGAGGGCATGCGTGGAAGAATCTAGCACCAACAAAACCCCAATCAAAGTTCCTGACAGCTATGGTTGGCAACCAGACAACTCGTATGTATTTGCGGGTCGTATCTTTACTAAGGGTAAACCCCCAGTTAAAGTCCCGATGCCGGGCTTGGAGAACATCACCAAGAACACAGAGCCGCGTGGCACTATAGATGCTTGGCGTGCGTTCATCAACATGCTGATCGCCAAGAAGATGTGGGATCACCTAGCCGTTTTGCTTGCCGGTGCTGGCGCTCCATTCATGCGCTTTACAGGCATCTACGGCATGACGTACCATTGTGCATCCACGGAGTCGGGGACGGGTAAGACTTTGGCTCTCGAAGCCGCAGCATCCGTCTGGGGGCACCCAACACACTACCGTACAGGCAAGAGCACTTCTCCTGTCGCCATGCAACAGCGCCTTGGTCTGCTCAACAGCCATCCGCTGATTACTGACGAGATCACATCCAAGAACCGCGACGACTTTGAGTGGTTGCCTGAGTTTCTCTTGGACATGACTGAGGGTCGTGGCAAGGAGCGTATGGAGTCTGGCTCCAACAAAGAGCGCTTGAACTTGTCTACATGGATGACTAGCGCCTTGATGTCATCTAACACTCACATTGTGGACTACCTGACTGCTGGCCGCACTCATTCATCTGAGGGTGAACTGCGCCGTCTGCTTGAGTTTGTTCTGGAAGACGAGTTGTCATGGGAGCCCCATGAGATCGAGATCATCAAGTCTTTGCAGCACAACTACGCCGTGGCTGGCTACGCTTTGTCTCAGTACCTAGCTGACAACTTTGAGAAGTTCCCCACCATGGTGGGCGAATCCGTTGCCGGTATGTACACTGAGTTCAAGGCAACCAACGATGAGCGCTTCTGGATGGCAGGTATCGGTTGCTGTGTGTGCGCCCTCAAAGCGTTTAAAGAGCTGGGTGTGGTGGACATCCCATTCCGCCCTGTTTTGAACTCTTACAAGAAGGCCGTGGAGTACATGCGTGCCAGTATGAAGAACAGTGTGCGCACTGCTGTCGATGTGCTGAACTCCTACACCCGTGACAACTACGGCAGCTTCGTGGTGATTAAGCCTAGCAAGGGCGGCTTGCTGGCTGAACTGGGTAGTGGCAAGGACATCGATCTGTCGATCACGCGCAACAAGGTGTTCGGTCGGGTGGAGCATGAGCCAGTCCCCAACCACATCGACTACTTCATCGAGGAGCAACTGCTCAAAGCGTACTGCGCCACCATGAGCTTCGGGTATTCGTCATTTAAGCGCCAGCTTGAACAACTGTACAACGTGGAGTATCTTAAGAAAGATATGATGGCCAAGACCAAAGGACCACAGATGCGGGTATCAGTTATGAAAATCAGACGCGAGATTGTCGAAGCCGATGAAGTACTCCTTACTGCGCCTTCCGTGGGAGAAGGTTGAGAAAGGGCAGGGGTTCTTTATCCCCTGCCTTGATACCGAAGCCATGAAAGAGTGGGGCTTGAAGAAAGCCTTCTCTCTCAGGATACTAGATGCCCACGCTAGCGTGGGCATCCTTGACGGCAAGCTAGGCGTTATGTTTTACCGGAAGCCTCAATCCTCTTGAGCGCTGCCTCAAACTTTGCAGAAATGTCCTGCCGTGCTTGATCGATCCGGTCAATACGCGCACGCTTTTCTGCGGCTGACATTTTCTCCATGCCGGTGATCCGTTCCTCGTCTGAGCGCAGGCGTCCCATCTGAGTGCGGTATTGGCTGGCCAATCTAGCCGCAACAATCTCTGTGCGGTTGTCTGCCAAGAACTCCCTAGCGTCTTCCACACGGCCTTGCTTGAGCATGCTGTCGTAGGAGGCCTTGGCCTGCATAGACTCCTTGGCCATGCGGTACATCACGTCGGCATCAGCACCGCCATACTTCTTCTGGAACGAGCTACCAATGAACGGCTGGTCTGTGATGCGCTTCTCTGGCGCTTCGCCTCGGCCTTCTTGACGGAACAAACCGTTGGCCGCCGCCGCAATAATCAGTGGTAGCTGACCGAAGTAGCCGTTGGAGATGTGCTCAATCTGTACAGGAGACAGCATAGGCAACGCTTTGCTCAACGCTTTAGCGGCTTCCGTAGTGCTTATGTTAAAGCGCTCAGCCGTAGTCTTGTCCTGCATGCGTGAGGACTCGATGTCGTTTCCTGTGTAGAAGTTCTTGTTGCTGTAAACCTCAAACGCAGGCTTGATGATCTGTGGCATGAACTTGGATGAGTAACCGGGGATCGACATCAAGAACATATCGCGCAGGGCATCGAACTGTTGCTTGCCATCTGTCTCCGCTTTCATAGCGTCAACTGCGGCTACCGCCAACGAGAAGAACCAACCGGCTTCGTAAGGAATAGGCAGCTTGAACGGCTCGTCAACGCCCGGCACAGGGATGAAGAAGTTGCTGTACTTGTCCTTTGGTTTGGCACGTTTAAAGGTTTCGTCGTCCTCCATCGCCATGGCGTAGACCACGCCAGTAGCAACCAGCAACATAGCGTTGTTGAAGAACTTCTGCTTAATCTTCTGCTGCTCTTCAAACGGCATCTTGCCTGTGGCTGCTTTGTACAGCACATTCAGACCTTGGATCTGCGCGTTGAAGAACGGGATCAAGCGGCTGGCGTACTGCACTGTGGGGGACAGACCGCGCTTGTAAAAGTTCATGGACTCCATCGTGGCCATGTCAGCCTCGACTTCAGACAATCCGTTCTTGATTGCGTTCTCGTACACCAGCGCACGGGTAGCAGCATCGGCACGCATCGCGGCTCTGTCCATCCCTGCAAACAACTGGTCAACCGCACCTTGTTGGTTACCCGCCAACTGAAGCGCCATCTTAGCAATGTCGTCTGGGTCACCACTAAAGATACCGCTTTGGACTAAGCCCTTCTCAATCAGCTTCTGGCCAGCTTCGCTGGTGCCACGATTCATACGAACAAACTCACGCCCAGCTTTAACTACTGCTGTCAGCGGGTTGTAGTTCAGACCGCCCGTAAACGATGCAGCCATTGGGTCACGAATCAACTGACGCGCAATGTAGATCGGCATGCGGGTCACACCAGAGCGCAAGAGGTCGCCTGCAAGACCGCCAATCTTTAAGAACGCTGGAAGCGTCAGGTGCGCACCTTCCAAACTCTTCACAATCAACTCGGCAGGGATACCGCCCATGATGGTGTCATCGGTCTTAACGCGTACCCAGCGCTCGCCTGTATCTTTGGGATCGTTGGGGTCTGGCTCTTGGTTAAACCGAACAATGTCAGCGCCAGCTACGCCTTTTCCTTTGTGGATCGGCATGGCGTTGGTAGGCTGGCCCTCCTTGTTCAGTGGGCCTTTGCCTGCGCCAATAGACTGGAACGCATACGCTACGTTCTTAGCCGCAAGGTTGGTCAGCGCCTTGTCTGTAATCAGCAAGGTGTTGCGTGGGAGCGACTCGGTCAGGGGCAGGATGCGGGTCTCGCCACCCTTGAGTTCTGCCAAGTAAGGCTGGTATCTAACATCGCCGATGTTGATAGTAACTTCGTCACTAAAGACCAAATCAGCCATCCCGTTTTCTTTGACGCGATAAAACGGAACATAGTCACCATCCTTGAGCAGCTTGGTTGCAACCGCTTTAGGGATTGCGCCAGTCGAAGCCAAGAACCTAATCAACCCTGCGTTGTACGAGTTGTATGTACTGCGCACAACTTCCAAGGCGTTCTTCAATTCAGGGTTTGCATCGACGTCAGCCATGGCAGCTTTGAGGTCTGCCTCGGTAATGCCCAGATCGCCCAAGTCAAGTTTAGACAAACCCTTGTTAGCCGCACGCTGTGCGATCATGTACGTGGTAGCAAGGTCAACGCGGCCTCTGGCGTTGCCGCCCGGGATGCGCCCTATGGCGTCAAAGACATCCTTGGCGCTATCTTTGCCCGTGGACTTGATACCGAAGTAGCCCTTCTCGTCTGTGTACAGCTCCATCGGGCCGTTCATCAGCGTAGAACTTACGACAGCCATCTTCTGGTCTGCCTTGGTCACGCTGTACATAGCCTGCACAAAGTTCTTGGTGTCCCCCATTTCCTTGGCGCCAGCCTTCAGAGCTTCACGCAAACCAGCACGCATATCCACCAAGTTCATCTCGGTTTCAAGCGCAATGTTTCTTCCAAGGCGATCACTAAAAGACTTGGGCTGTGCCACAACGCGGCTAGCCAGATCAGTCAACGCATCGTCTGAACCAAACTGTGCCTTGGTTCGGTAAGTAACTTCTCCTGTAGGCGCTTGGCCTTGGCCTGCTGTACCGCCTTCAATCACATAACGGCGAGCGTTGGCAACTAACTGCTGTACTTCTGCATCTGTGACGTTAGGCAATCTAAGCACAGAGCGTAACCATGCACGGATACGCTCATAGATTTGGCGCAAGGCGCTCTTCTCTGCTGGTGTTGGGTTGGGGTCTTCAGCCATCTCAGCCAAGACTTCTTCCACTGCTACCTCACGAGACAGGCTCTTATCAGCTTTGAGCTTGGCGTCTGCCTGCTTGCGAACTTCTGGGTTACCGCGATACATGTTGTTCATGGTGGCTGCGTACGTGTTGCCTAGCAACTCACGCAAGCCGTAGTGTCCAGTAACTTCGTGGGCAATCGTCAAGATAACGTCGTTGGCGTTGCTCAAGTTGCTGGCAATCAGGTAAACCTTTTTGGTCTTGGTGTCGAACAAGCCGGGCGTTGTGCCTTCTGCACGATCCGCCTTAACAATTTGGCCACGAATACGCACAGGCAAATCTGCCTCAGTAGCCACCACCACAATCTCAGGAGCGTTCACCCAGTCTTTGGTTACACGTTCTGCCAACCGCTCTACTTGCGCAGTCTGCAAAGATGTCGGGCCACGAGTCACTGTACGGAACGCAACCTTGCCATCGTCTTCACCAAAGTAAACGTCTCCCACCGCGCCTTCTGCGCGAGTAGTTTCGCCGTATGCTTCCTCTTCAGTTACCTTACGACGGCGACCGCGAGTTTTGGTTTCTTTCTCAACGGGTTCAGCCGCGGCTTCTTCAGCGGCTCTGATGTCAGCTTCGTTGGCTGATTGATACAGCGCTTTCTTAACGCCTTCAAGTTCCTGACGAACAGCGCGGCGTTCCCAATCGTAGTCATTGACTTCGTTTTCCGCGTCGGTAATTTCTTCAACAGAAGGTATGTTGCTTCTGCCGGTTTGTTCGCGGGATGCCCTTGCTTTTAATTTAGTCAAACGATCTTGGGCGGCTTCCAACTGGTTGGTCAGCTCTTCGTCACGGCGCTCCAGAATGACTTGGAACTCCGCTTGGCGCTCGGCCTCAATTGCGGCCAGTTGTGCCTTGGTCAAGTTTTTCTCGCCAGCCGCACGTTTCTCCGCCAAAGCGTTGGCCTCAGCCACTGCCTGTGCCACGGATGGCGCTTTGATATTGCGCTGCTCAACCAACGGCTGTTTGGCAACTCCTGCGTTACGCTTAGACTCTGGCGTGCCAGCACGCAATTTGCCGGGAGCACTTGTCGTTTGACGAGCGCCAGCAGATACACGGCCTTTAAGCGCAAGGTCTAGCTTGGCTTTTTCTTCCGTGCCAATAGATATCTCTGTATTAACTTTGTCAATTTCGCCGTTTAGACGTGCGACATCTTTGGTTTTACCTTCTTTGATAGCGTCATCACGTTCAACAGTTAGCGCCGCTAAACGATCTGTTGCTTTGCCCAGCTCCTGCACCTGCTCAATATACTGGTCGATTGTGTCTTGTTCCTCTGGCGTAGCCGCCCGTACTGTAGGCGCTTGCGCAAGGTTAGTTCTAAGCGGCGTGTTGCGTGCACGCATAAAGTTAATTGCGTCTTCAAGCGTTTCTTTGCGCACAGACAAACGGCTTTGCAACCGGATAGCTGAGCCCAAACCTTTGAACGCCTGCACGTTTTGCTCACCGCCCACATAGGAGCCAGACTTCTTTCTGGCCGCAGTTACTCTGGCTGTGGCTTCGCTAAGTTGCTTGTCGATACTGCCTAGTTCTAGGATCAAAGACAGCAAAGGCTTGTTGTACAGCTCATTCTTGTACTTGACTTCGCTCGCCGCATCGGCAGTCAGCCCACGCTCACGGGCATCGCGTTCAGCCGCGCCAAGTGCACGCACCTGCACATTTTGTGCGTTTCTGTACGCTTCGTATGTAGGGTATGTGCGCAAAAACGCTTCGCCTGTTTCTGGGTCTGCCACGCTTTTATCGTAGACAGCTTCTGTGCGTTCTCCAAAACCTGACATCGCTGTGTTCCAGCGACGGGTACGCTCATCAGAGATTTGTCTTTCCAACTGCTGAACATTAGCAGCTTTAGCGCCTTGCACGGCTTGGGCTTTGTCAGCCTCAGCTTGCCGTACCTTGTTGTCAGCTTCTGTAATTTCTGCTTGCGCTGTGCGAATCGTGTCTTGCAACCGCGCAATTTCGTTTTTAGCAGCTTCGTTGGATTTCTCTAGCGGATCGACTGTTGCCTTAAGCTCAGCCAAACGCTGTTCACCGACCAACACTTTGATCTGTGTACGCACCAAAGCAAGCGTGGCTTTAGTCTGTGTGTATTCTGCTTTGGCTTCTTCGTGCAACGCAATCAAGTCGTCCAGCTCTTGAAGAATCTTGATCTCTGCCGCGCCGCCTCTGCCGCGCACACCGGAACGGTTAGCTTCCTCAATGACTTGGCTCTTGGCCTGCTCGTACATCTTAATACGAGCATTGAGTTCGCTGACGTCTAGCTTCAGATTGTTCATCTTCAGCACGAGGTTCTCGGTGTTGGTCTGGAACGAAGCCAACTCACCGTTTTCCTTCAAGAACTTAGTCCAGTTCTTGATCTTGCTCATGCGTGCAGTGGTGTCCTTGCTTTCTTTTAGCAACTGCTTGAGGCGCGGCAAAGCCCGAGCCAAGAACGCACGTACAGGAGCCAAGTCTTTCTCAGACTTTTTCATGTCCTGCTTCAACTTGCGGACATACGGGCTGTTCATGAAACGTTGGAACGACTCCACATCTGGACGAGCGCCAGTGTCTAGGCTTGGGCCAGCTTCAATACCACGGCGCTCAGCTTTCTGTACACGGCTACGCTCGTCGGCTGCACCAAACAGTGACAACTGGCCAGCCTGCTCATCACGCACAGTTTCAGACAAACGGACTAATGGCTCTAACTCGCTTTGTAAAGACAGCGGCGCTGCTTGAGCGCCCTCGCCACGAATCGTTCCAGACACCAGTACTTGTTTGCCTGTGACTGGGTCGGTGCGGTATACAGGTTTGTTAATGTCTTGTGCACGTTTCTCAACCGTTGCACGCCCGGGCACACCTTGAGTGCGCTTTTCTTCTTCGGGCTGGGCTACAAATCCGGGCAACTTGCCGGGCTTACCTGTACGCTCAAGACGCTCGCGCTGCGCATACTGGTCTGCCTGAGATACCGAGGCGGCTTGTCCGGGGATAGCGCTAGTCGCTCCCTGTTCATACTTGAATGCTTCGGTCGGCGTGGTAGTGCTGGCCTGTGCTTGAGTGTCTCTGGTGGGTGGGAAAGTCTTTAGCAACTCAGGGCGATCAGCGCCTCTTCGTGCCACGCCCTCTTGACCGCTCTCAATCTTGGCCAGTTGTTGGTCGAGTAGTGTAAGGAAGCCCTGCGACTGCGACACGTTCTTGAGCAAACCTTTGTCTGCAACAACTTCGCCAGCAACGTTTTCTTGATTGGCTCTGCCCGACGCTTCTTGTTTGAGCGTCATGTCTGCTTCAGGAATTACCTGTTCAGCGCGGCGTAAGAAGGCGGCAGCTTCTGGAGACAGCTTGTATGTGGACAGCACGCGGTCAATACGATCACGCAAAGATTCGGCGGTAAGTACTTCGCCAGTGCCTTCTGCTCGTGGGTGCAACTTAAACTCAGCGCCGGGCACGCGTGTGAGTACGCGCTTTTGTTCACCTTCTGGGCCAACTTCCTCGGCTGTAGGCAGCGTGCCTTCCTCAAGCGGGATGCCCTGCAAGCGCTGTTGCAACTGGCCAAACGCAGCGGATGTCGATGGTGGCGCTTCTTCGTTTCCAAACAACCCCAAGTTCTCCGTCATAGGAGACGGAGCGTTCTTCATGCGCTGCAGTGCCTGCATCTCTGGCGCCAACCTAGCTTTGCGGTCTGCTTCTTCAGCAGCGGCTTGGTCTGCGGCACGGCTAGCCTCAAGTGCGGCTTGCTCTTCTTGTTCGGCCACGGACAGTCTTTGTTGAGCCGCACTAGTGCCTAAACGTCCTTGTGCTTGACGCTGTTTAGCTAGTTCTTTAAGTTGCAGTTCTAAACCACCGTAAACAAGCGCTTCTGCGCGTTTTTGTTCTCGCTCTTGTTTCTTTTTATCGTTTTGCGGTTCGACTAACAAAGGTAGTGGCGTGCGGTTTTCTACCAATGTTTGCGCCATCACGGGGTTAGTCATTAGGTACGCTACATACCCATTAACGCCTTGCTCAGGTGCTTGTTCTTTAGCAAGACTAATACGTTCTTGTGCGTATATGTCTTCGCGTGAAGGAGGTGCGGCAAACGGATCTGCAACACCCACATCTGTGGTTTCCCCCGTTGTTACTTGTTGTGCTTGCGCTTGCTGTAATGCATACTCTTCTGGGGACATGCCCGCAACACGCGCCTTCTCAGCCTCCTGCTCACGGATTGGTTTAGTGCGGCGGTACTCGGGAACGATTTCTTGCAGTTGTTTTTGTAAGGCTTGAAGCGAATCTTGTGCTTCTTTGTATTCAGCCTTCTCAACGGGCGTAGCGTCAGCGCCGGGCTTTTTAATTGCCTTCTTTTGCGCTTGGAACTGCGCCAACAGATTGTCGTATTGCTTGCCAATATCAACGGCGTACTTGGGTGTTTGTTTCTCGGCTTCTAGTGCTTGTGCCGCAGCTGCTTCATCCGCCTGCTGTTTAGCCAAGGCAGTTTGTTCTTGTTGCAAACGCTCGGCACGCTTTACCTGCTCGGCTTGTTTTGCTTTCTCTTCGACTTCGCCTCTTGCACCAGAGCGCTCGGACAAACGGCCCACACCGCCCAAAGGCGCAAGCAAACCAACTTGGTATGCCGTCTCGCCATACTCTTTCATGGCTTCAGGGGATGTCAAAGACAAACCGGCTTGGTAGCGCTCCAGCATTTGCTGGGCAATCTCAGTGGGAATCTCAGCCAAAGCACCTGTGGCCAAACCTTTAGACAGCGTAACGGCTAGGCGCTCTTCAGCTAACTTGGCAACCTGTGCCGCGCTACGTCCGAGCAGTGCCTCGGTAGGGATACCTGTCAGTTTGCTAATAATACGGCCACCAAAAGGAATGAACGTACCGGCTACATCTAGCGCAGCCGAGGGGATTGCGGTACCCACAGCCTTGCGCATGTCGATATTGACAGGCTCTCCAGCGCGTTCTTGCTCCGCAGCTTGGCGCTCTACGTTCTGACCCAAGGCTTGTGCAGTACCGGAGGTGAGTGCGCCCAACGCGCCACCAATAAGTTGCCCTTTTGCACCGAAAGGTTTGCCCAATGTGGAGCCCAAGCGACCGCTGGCGGCAAGAGCTGCGATGTTTGCGCCTTGCTCTGCAATGGCTCCGGGCACTTGGCTCACGGCTTCGCCTGCGGCAGACAGCAGGCCACGTTCTTCGTACGCTCTTTTGACTTTCTCTAGGTCCGCGCCTTCTTCATAGCGTGAGCCAATGTCACGACTACGGGCTAAACCCGCCTTGGCAGCTTCGTCTTTGTCGCCAAAAAGTGATGCGCCGGCAGTGCGGCCAGAGGAGATTAAAGACTCGAGGCCCTTGCTAGCTTGGGCGAGGACACCTTTCTTACGTGCAGGCTTCTCGGCTTCGAAAGCGTCTGGGTATCTTTCTTTAGCCAAGGCCATGGCTTCGTCATACCCCATGCTGCTGGGAACTTTAAAGGAAGTGCCGTCTGGGAGGGGTAGGTATTTAGCCATAAAAATTAAATTGTAGACCGCACATTTGTAGCGCTCTGGCGGGTCAGACCAGAGTGCCGTTTAGCTATTGTCGCGCAAATTCATGCGCTGTCAACTCATTCGTCACCGGCGTTTCGCACGGGGCCTGTGGCCTCATTTTCAAAACCCAAGTTCATTGCATAAGCAGACAAGAATGGGTTGGTTGCAAGCGCTGCACGTAATCTGTCTTGGTAGATTTTATTCTTGGCTGCTTCAGATGGGGCTGTGTTGTAGTTCGTATCGTTCTTAAGGTCAGACATAACCTGCTTTTGAACTTTGGTGAACTCAGCCATCTTCTTGTCGTCGCCAGCAAAACGCTTAGCCATCATTGCATTACGTTGGTAGCCGGGACCAGCGGCAATATTTGCTTGTTGCAAGTTAATTGCGCCGCCAAACATTGTTGTGGCTTCTTTGGCATCCATGTCCAACTCTTGGCCAGCAAACTGAACCAGACTTCTTAAGCCAGCATTAGCGGCTTTGTCAATACCAGCCTTGGCTTCACGCAATTCCTTGGCATCCATGTTCTTCTGGTTGTAGCGAACATCTTCCAAGCGACCATAAGCGTCGTCCAGCTTATCTTTAGCGTCAGCAATCTTCTCCATGCTCTTGCGGTAGGCGGCAGTACCGGCCATAGCGCCTTGACCAATGTTGGCAAACGCGTTGGGGGACGTGCCAGCCATCATCGCCAGCCCTGCTTCGAGAAGAGCCAAACCACTAGACTGACCTTCTTCTTTGGCAATACGCTCGCCTTTACCTTTAAGCCGCGCTTCTTTGTCTTTGCCGTACTCACCACGTGCAGCAATGTCGTCTTGCAGTTGCTTGTACATGTTTTGGGCTTGCAGTGTTTCAGCACCAGCCAACTCGCCAAGTTGACCACGGATGGCATAACGTTTGGCTTGACGTTCGTCTGGTGTGCCTGCAAATAAGGCATACATATCTTTGATGCTCTGGGCATTAGTGCCGCCAGCACCCGCACCACCTCCGCCAACTCCTTGGCCACTGGCACCAGTATCGGCAACGTCTGCGGCTTCGGGAACCTTGGACATTGTGTTTGGGTTTACCTTCAAACCCAAACGTTTTGCTTCCGCATTTGACTGATCGTCAGTGCTATACGTTGGCACTAGTTTGGCCGCCGCTTGTTTGGTCTGCTCTGGCGTAGCTTGTGGGTTAGCTTTCTTCCAAGCCTTTAATGCTTCGGTTTCTAAATCCAAATATTCCGATGCGGCTGTGCCAGCCAGACCACCAAAAAAAGTACCAGCGGGAGTAAATAAAGAACCGATACCCGCACCGGCAACAGGCAAGCCTGCTTTTACAGTTGTTAGACCTGCTTGCTTTGCCTTTTCTAGTGTGGGAACGTTGGGGTCGTTGTAAAAACCACTAGCCTCATTTGCGTCAGACAAACCTTGATACGCGCCAATAGCGCCACTTAAAAAAGGAACGCCTTTAGCCGCACCTTTTCCGTACTTGACGGCTTCTCCAACCGCTTTTGCCGGTTTGTATAAAGCGCCTTCTTTTGTAGGTGCTGCTGGCGCTGTAGGCGCTGCAGGTTTAGGCGCGGCTTTTTGTGGGCCAGACGTAACATCGCCAAAGTCTGACAGCACTTTTTGTTTAGTAGCCGCATCAGCGTTAGCAAACTCGGAGCCAGTCATACCAATAGCTTTCAGATACTCTCTGAAACGTTCGTTGTTGTACACGCCTTTGGCGTAGCCCGGCACACCGCCTTCAGCCATACGCACAACAGGCTCACTGCGCTGTGCAAAGTCAAACATGCCGCCTTGAGCCATGCCTTCTTCATCATCACCATAACCAGCGATACCGCCATCAGCCATGCGCTGAATGTTGGGAGTAGGCAAACGCCCAATACCCTGATCTTCGGGCAAACCACCAGCGGCCATACCAGTCACGTTACCCATAGCATCAACGGCAGGGGCTTCGGCCATGCCCGCAATAGCAGAGTCCGCTATTTTGGGTTGGGGCGCCACGTTCCGTGCTTGCGCGGCCATGCGTAGTTGTTTGCGCTGATTGCTCTCGGCAATCGCCAAAGACAAAACGTAGGGGTTCGCCTTATTCATCATGGCGTACTGCTGAAGCGCCCGATCGGGCATGCTGCGCAGGGTCGTAGTGATTTGGTTTACATCAATCATGTTCTTCAGCCCATGTTATAGACAGCTAAGTCAGCCAACCCAGCAGGACGATCGTCAACGGCTCCGCCTTTAGCAAAGAGTTTACTTGCTCCCAGCGCGGCTGTGCCAAGACCCGCCGCTTGTGACACCATAGAAGGCGCTGCTTGATAAACAGTCGAGGACTGCTGAGTCAGAGGCAAGCCACGCAGCATGTCAGACATGAAGCCCAACTGCTTGTATGGGTAGTTCTGGTAGTTCAGGAAGTCCTGATACTGATTGTTCAGCATGGTCTGGATTTGCTGCTGTTGCTGAGTACCGTACTGGTTCTGCAACTGATTGATGCCCATGCCTTGGCTGTACGCTTGGTTGCCCAAGTTACCCAGTTGGCCTGCGCCTGTCAGAGCTGTCTGCAAGCCTTGAAGACCTAAACCTGCACCATATTGGCGTGACTGCTCGGCTAATTGCTGTGCCTGCATTAACTGCTGTTGGTTGGCCAGTTGCGCCTGTAAGTTTTGGCCAGCGCCTAATTGTTGTACACCCAGCTTGGCTTGCAGGTTTTGACCACCGACTTGTAAACCGGCTTGTTGATTGGCCAAATTAGCTTGCAGTCTAGCGGCTTGCTCAGTGTTGAACTGTTGCTGACCTTGCTGGAAAGCAGCTTGCTGGCCTTGCGCCATGATGTCGCCCTTTTGACGGGCTAAATTACCTGCCAACTGAGCGCGTTGCAAGTAGTCGCCACTACCGCCGAACGCACCTGAGCGTGCAGCTTGTGCACCCATGGTTTGACGGGCAATGTCGGCTTGACGCTGTGCATCTTGTTGCTGGCGGTAAACCACGTTCTGCATGTACGGTGACATGTATAAGTCTTGCGTACTAGGACGTGTGAAAGACTCCGTTGTAACCCCCTCAGAAGGGGCCATCTGGTAGTAGTTCAGGTCAGGATTCTGTACCGTGTAGGCAGAGAACTGACCGGGGCTGTATGTGCCGTAGTTAAGCGCTGCTTGAGATGCCAAACCTGTTAAGTCTGTAGCCTGTTGCAACTGAGGAGCGACCTGCATGCCCTGCGCACCTTCGAAGGCTTGCTGCTGCATAGGCGTAAACTGAGCAACGCGCTCCCCCATGTACTGCATGTAGGGGTTCTGGCCAATGTCTGTAACGGCTTGCGCTTGGCCTAACAAATCCTCAACATAAGGACGTGCATAGTCAGGGATGGTCGTCTGTGACGACGAGATTTGGGAGACTTGTGGATCAGCCATGATCTATTCCTTATGCTGGAAGATGTTTGTCGGCATTTGTATTAGCCGCTACTTTGTTTTTGCCTGTGGTTTTGCCGCGTGCACGTTGTACACGATCCATCATGGCGTAGAGTTTACGAGCGCCAGCTTCTGTAGAGCCGTTACCCAGTTCAGACACGATGCGTGCAGGGATCACAAACTCACCATCGGCAAGGCGTGCGGGTTGCTGTTTAGCGCCAATCGTTGCAGGGATGCTGTCGGACACGCCATCACCGGGGCCTTTGAGCAAACGGCCACCGTCAGAGTAGCTGCCCAAAGAACCAAGACCTCCGCCTACGGCGTACATAGGCATACCGCCCATAGCTAGTTTTGTTAAGCCGCCTGTGGCTAAGCCGGTGCTTTCCTGCTGTACTTCAGTTTTAGTTGCAGCGGCAGCTGTATCCGCAGCAGCTTTAGTAGATGCTTCTTTTCTAGCCTTGGCATCGCGCCATCTAGCGGCAACTGTGGACAAAGGCGTACCTGTAGCAGACGCAATATCTTCAGCGGTCAGTCCGTTTTCAATAGCCCAGTCGTAGGTGGTGCTGTCTGCTTGGCCTTGATTAGCTTTGAAGTAGTCAAAGATTTCCTGTGGCGACATTGTGTAGTTCACAGCGCCAGTTGAATCGCGGTAAGAGCCTACATAGTCTGGGTTGGCTTGGTAGGTTTTTGTCGCTGGGTTGAAGATAAACTTCTTGTTGGTGCTTGCAGGCATACCCAGCGTAGCTTCGCTGTATGGGCGCATGATTTCGCCAACGCCAGACTTGGTTGGGTACGCGCCCTTGCCCATCAGGAAGTTGTAAGCAGCCTGCGAGTCACCAGTCATCTTGTTGTACTTGGCATCGTAGTAACGGTTCTTCATCTGCTGAGGAGACAAAGGCGTGGCTTTAGATGCTATGTCCGGACTCAAACCAATCTTGTCTAAGAAGTTGGCGTGCTCAAGGTCTGTGGCGTTGGGGTTCTGCGTTACGAAACCACGATATAGATCAAGTTGTGCATTGTCCGCAGCATTTTTGGCCGCTGATTGTGCAGTGATCTGTTGTTGCGCCAATGTCAACGGGTTAGTTTTAAATGCCGAAGCTCCGCCAAAATCAACAATAGCGCCTTTTGTTCCTGTGTCAGCCAGTGTGCCAACACCAGAAATTGTGCCTTGACCAACTTTTGTACCAACAGCGGATGTTGCACCAGCTCCGCTGGTGTACGTACCGTCAACCGTGACTTTGTTTGCTGCGGCAGCTTTGTCAGCGGCAATTTTATCGGCTGCGGCTTTTTCAGCAGCTAGTTTTTCAGCAAGCGCTTTTTCAGCGGCTGCTTTAGCGGCGGCAGCTGCGGCGGCAACTTGGGCGGCAGTTTTACCATCGGCAATGGCTTTGTCTGCTGCGGCTTTGGCTGCTGCTGCGGCTGCATCTTCTGCGGCTTTCTTAGCGGCTGCTGCGTCAGCAATGATCTTATCTGCGGCTGCCTTATCTGCGGCTGCCTTATCTGCGGCTGCTTTGTCGGCTGCTGCCTTATCTGCGGCTGCCTTATCTGCGGCTGCCTTATCTGCGGCTGCTTTGTCGGCTGCGGCTTTTGCGGCGGCGGCCGCATCTTGTTCAGCTTTTAATCTAGCGGCGGCATCGGCTGCTGCTTTTTCAGCTGCTAACCTATCGGCTTCTGCCTTGGCTGCTGCTGCTGCATCTGCCGCTGCTTTATCTGCGGCTGCTTTTTCGGCTGCAGCTTTGGCTGCTGCTGCGGCTTCACGTTCCGCAAAAATATCTTCTGCGGATTTGCCAGTAGCGCGGATTACATCGGCGTTGGTCAAGCCGTACTTATTCATCTCTGCTTGTGCATCAGCCAAAGTTGCGTTGGTGTTGCCTGCAAGTGCTGCGTTGATTTGCTCGTTAAGCCCCGCCAAACCGCCACCGGTACCAACATCACTGTGCGTAGCCGCATACTGCGCAGCGGCAGACAAACCTGAGTTTGACAACGCATCAGCCAACGCTTGGTTTTGAATACCAGCGCCTGATGTGGCGGCTAAGAACTGTTCTGCTGTAGTGTTAGGCTGCGCAACCTGTTGGACAAAACGCGTGTTGTAGTCGCCAAGCTGATCCATTGTGCCTGTGGCACGGGCAATTTGCTCTGTACCAACTTTGAATTCACCCATAGCTTTGGCAATATCGGCATCGCTTGCGCCTTGATTAGCTTTGAACCAATCAAAAACTTGCTGGTCTGTAACGCCACCATCGGCGTAGCCCGTCATACCACCATGAGCCAAGGCAACGATACCGCCACTAGCGCCTTTGTAGATGTCGGAGAACTGACGGTCTCTCCACTCGTTGGCTTTAACCGGAGCCATACTGCGGTAGGTCTGCGTGTAGGGATCGTAAATCTTTTGACGGATATAACCTGTATCGCCCAACTCAGGCATCTTGGTCGTGGTCGGCGTCATTAAATCTGCGGCAATAGGCGATGCGGCAGCGGCAAGATACTTAAAGTTGTTCTTTGCAAACTGCATCGGGTCAGCCGCCACGCTGCTGATACCGGCGTTAAATGTGGCTTGTGGGGTTGCCGCAGCCAGCCTGTCAGTTACACCTTGTTGCAAGGCCGTGTTGTAGGCTTCGCCAGTTAGCGCTTCTCCTGCGCCAGCATTCATTAGTTCAGAGGCCGTAGAAGCCACTGCTTCTTGCCCTAAAGCGGCTGTCCCAGCCCCCGCTAAACCTTCAGCCATACCCGCGCCGCCATACGCACCCAATCCGGCCATGAGACCGCGAGACAAACTGCCCGTAGCCAAGGTTGTAATGCCACCCACAGTAGCTGCGGCTGCACCAGCGCTCATGCCCAAACCTGCAATACCAAACGCACCGGGGCCTAAGAAAGCGCCAAGGGCAATAGGGGCAACAGCCTTGAACAAGTCAGACAGAAGGCCAGCTTCGGGTAAACCCGTAGTAGGATTGATGGTCAGCGTCGTGCCATTAGCTTCGGCAAACTTTTGCAAGTTCCGAACTTCTTCCGGCGTCATGTGTACGAGTAGTGAATCGTCACCGCGACCTTGCGCGGCTACCTGTTCGGCAAACTTATGCAGGCTCATTTTTGCCTCTCAAAATGGGGTTGTTTGATAATATCATGTTGGTAGTGCGGACACAAATGTTATAGAGCCGATTGCTGAAGGAACCGCAGGGTACGTCATAGGGGAAGTTTGGGCAGGTACGGCAAGCATGTAGATACCCGTTGCACCGCCAGAAGTGGCGGCTTGAGTCACTCCCCACCACAACCCAATAGAATCTCCGGCGTTTAATGAAAACACAACTTCAGAGTACCCGGCCACATACGTTGGCACACCTGCACTTTTCCGTGCAGAAACCGTAAAAATAGTTGTAGAGTTTGGGACGTCGTTGGCCGAGGATGAAACAAGCCCGTTTACGCGCAACCAAACAATCGCATCATGCGCTGCGTTGTCATCATTAGCAAACTGAAGGCTGTAAGTTATTTTGTACACACCTGAAGCTTGTGCAGTGGCAGTGCTGTTGGGGTTTAGCGTGAACCCGCTACCGGCATCCAAAGTAGTCCACTGAACAATGGTCGGCGTGTTTGCCGCTGTTGCATACTGGGTTGCGTTATCGGATGCAGCGATATGAGGAAATTGAAGATACTTACCACCATCTAACCCAAGCAGTTCACTCAAAGAGTTACGCAGTTGGTTGAAGTACAGGCGCAAAACGTTGGAGTACTGATCCTGATACCTGCGCTCATACTCAACCGTGCCCAATGGTAAGTTGGGAACAGCAGGGTTTAAAAGACGCTTACTACTTGCCATCAACGTCTGCCGTCAGGACGAATATCTATACGCGGAGCGCCGAGCTGCCAAGCAGTGTTAATCTGGTTGGAGCCAATCTTAAAGATCATCTGGCGACCGCGCATGCGCGTAAATATCTGCCCCGTAAACTGCTCAGTAATGACATACGTACTGCTCTTGGCCACAGGCTGATTGGCCGAGCTTGTCACCCCAGAACCGGAATTAGCCAGCCCATACAGTGTCATGGTCACAGTCGGCACAGTCCCTGCTGGAGAGTTGGTCGAGTCTTCAAACGTCAAGTCAGGCAACACGCGCCAGACAAAACCAAAGTTGTGGCCATCGCCAATGTCAAACTCAGACGAGGAAATATAGGCGTTAATAGCCGTAGTTGTAGCGGTTTCGTTGTCGTTCAGGCCACTCTCATGGAACACCAAGTTGTGGCTGTATGTTGCCGCTATGGGGTAGTCAAGCAGCCCAGAGTCAAGCCACGCTGTTCGCGCCATCGTGCCGTAGTACCAGACCTTCTCAACATAGTTGTACACCACATAGCGGTCGACCGTGGTGCTGTTAGCCGAGCAGTAGAACCACCAGACTTCATTGAAGCCTTCGTTTGTACCAGCGAACACCTGTGCAGCTTGGGACTGATTAAAGTCTTGGAACACATAACGGCGCAGATCACAGTTGAGCGTTTGGACGCGGCCATCGTATTGATAGAACTTATCAACGCCCATCCAGTACACAATACCGGACGCAATCACTGCCGCATTTGGCCCTTCAATAGAAATGTTGTCGCCAAGAAGCTGCGGAGCCCACACGTAGGGAGGGCCAAGGTACTGAAGCGAATACACGCTTGAATCTGTAAACACCACAATCTCTTGACGAGTCTGCACTGTCGTGATGATCTCTGAGCCATGCGAAAGGCGCGTGAAACCTGCTTGGTTCGTAGCGTCGGGTGTCCAGTTGTAAGGATCGTCCTGCGCAGACCAGCGAATCAGCATTGGGTCTAGGACGCCAGAGCCGTAGTCATTGCAGCCAAACACAATAATAAAGCGTGACACATCCGACACAGTAAATGTGTTCTGAATGGTCGGCACATCCACAATCTTAGATACAGCGCCTGTTCCTGTGGAGGTAGTAAAGACTTCCGCGCCTGTGCCATCCAGTAAGTTAAACGTCAGGCCGTCAACTTGGAACACGTAATACGTGACACCAGCGGTAATGCCTGTGGGCAGTGAGCCGCCCGAGAACTGAATGGCTGCGGCTTCTGTGTATAAAACGGTTGCAGTTACTAAGGTAGCTACGGTTGTTACCGCGCTGTTTGTAAAGCTGACTGTGCCGCCTAAAGTATTGAGCAAAACACCACGAGAATTAACGCCGCTTGTCGCATCCCAGTAGTACAAACCACCACCACGAGGGCCATAAATCAAGTCTTCGCCGTAGTTAATCTGGTTCCACAACTGCATACCAACGGTCGAAGTTGAACCTGTGCCCCACACACCCGAACCCCAAGGACCCGCGCCCCAACCCGTCAGCGGTACAGCATAAGCAGGGCCAGCGTTAATTTGGTATGCAGCAACAACCGCAGAGCCGCCGTAAGAGCCAGCAGACAACGCAGTAGGCGTTGTGATTGTGTATGAGTTAGAGTTGACTACCGTGATTTGGTATTCAGCGTTGAGGGTGGAAGCGTATGTGCCTGTCGCCCCGCTAAATGTGACGTATGAGCCTGTGGTTGCTCCATGCGAAGCAGCCGTGACTGTGACTGTGGTCGTGCCGTTGGCTGTGAAAGGGTCTGTGCCAAGCGTTACAGTTGTGCGAATAGGCGTGATGTCGTAGTACGCGCCGCCATTTTGAATGTAAAACTTGGTGTTAGTGCCAACGCCTACAAGGTTCAAGCTACCAAGCGTGACCCAATTCCATAGTGAGCGGCAAACGCCGTCGTACGTAAATCCAGAGATGCGTGTCCAGCCACCAATAACTTCGGGGTTGCCTTGACGGAAACGGATTTTGTCGCACTCATACCAGCCACCCTCGGTGGTGTATCGCGTGTTCTCTTTATTCACGCCCGGCTTGAACAGTATTTTTTGTAATGGCATGGGCAACCTTTATTTGCTGGCAACGCCTTTGCTCTTCTCAAAAGAACGCATACCGGCAATGCCCAAGATACCCGATAATATCACCCAGAGTTGGTCTGCGTCTAGTACTGGCGGTGGCTCCATACCGACAGGAACCCAGCCCATAGCTTGCAAGTATTTCCAGCCCCATTGAAACAGCGGGTACAACAGAAACTGATAGGCCATAGCCGCCACACCGATCCAACCAATCGCGGGTCTCCAGCCTGAAACAAACACACTGGATGATGCAGCTTCAATCTTGTTGACCTCAATCTGCGCTAAGTCTGTAGCTTGGTCAATGCGCTTTTCTTCAAGATCAAGCTTACGCTGCTCAATCTCCATTTCCATGCGTTCTTTGTCGGTAGTGACCAGATCGCCAGCAACTTTACCGACGGCCTCAATAATTGATC